TATTTTTGAGCTAGACTATTATGATAATTAGAATTTAACCAAGTATTGATGTATATGTCTCCTGTATTATGACAGATTTCTATAGACTCTTCAGAAAAATTAATAGGTATAATATGTATTTGTTTATATGAATTAACTATTTGTAAATCTTGGTAATATTCCTGAATTTTCTTTGTTAGAGTTTCAGCTTCTTTTTTCGAAGAGACGAACATTAATAAGCTTGTACTTGAACAATCTCGAAAGGCTAATAGAAAAGATAAAATAATTTTATCTATAATATACTTTTCTAGTTCGTAGGAAACAAAAGCATAAAATTTTTTGGTATGATTATAAAAGCCTAGATTATATCTTCTGTTAGCAGTAGAATCCGAAGTATAGTATTTATAGTGTATAACTTTTTTGCTAAAGTATTTTTTTAAGTGATCAAGATGGTATTTATTATCTACTAAGATCTTATCAAAACAAATTGATTGTAATTTACTGATCACTTCTTCGTTGATATATCCAAATATAGGAAAAATAATATTACGCTTAATTTTATCATCAGAAACAATATAATTCAGAGGGGCGTGTTGAATCACGGTGTCGAAATCATAAACTGCTTTAGTAACGTTTAATTTATAATCAACGCCCATATTAGCATCGTCTATATATATAGGAACATTTTCTGTGATTACATTTGATAGTCGTGTTAAATCTTTAAGAATAAAAGAAGACAGTAAGCCAAGGTCAGATTTGTCTTTGTATGAACCAAAATATAAAATTGTATGTTGATCAATCATTGTAGTTTTTCTTTCATATGAGCATATTCTATAAAGTCTTCTTTGATAGGAATATTATTAGATCTTACATGTTCGCTTTGATTATTATTGCTAATTATTTTTTGAAAGTTATTAACTACGTCTTTATATTCAAATGAATCAAAAGATGCACCCGATTGACTAAACCCGTATCCCGCATCATTTAGCATACTCAAAAAATGCATAGAACTAATAAAATCCACATTGTTCAAGTTTTTGTCACAAATTCTGATCATATCATATATACCATTACAATTTATGCTTTTGTCGATAGGAGATAACATAGTAGGCTGTACATTCCAGTCAGCTCGATATCCGCTCGAATCTAACTGGTCCAAATATCGCATCCATATTGCAGCAATATTGTCCCAATTGTAATGTTTTTCGGTCAACCGCCTCGTTTCTGATCTCTTTTTATCTCTGATTGGTTTTGGTAAGGATAAGTAGTTATGAAATATAGAAATTAAAGAATCATTATTTGGATAAACCCTCGTCGCTTTGGTTTCTAATTCTGTAAAATAGGAACCTACTTCTATAGGAAAAGCATCTATTTTATTGATAGTATCGCACATAGCACTGTAATTAACAGCAGCAACTGGAACTCCGCAAGCAGCAGCTTCTACTTGAGGCATCCCAAAACCTTCACATATAGCGTATTGAACATAGATATCAAAAATATTGTATATATGTGCTAATGTGTCTGAAGAAACTCCATTTGTTACTGAAGCGAATTTGCTTGCTCGTTTACCGCATTTATCGCAAATTTTTGTTGGATGTGAATATGTTGAAGCTTTAACATGATTACAATTTGCACATACATATGTAAAGTAAACCTTATTACATAGTCGATGTTTTTTTAATAGTTCTGGTATATCCCAACCAGCATCAGGATAACTAGTATGCAGATATAGTATAGTATTCGCACCTTCTTCTGGGTTTCTTACTTCTAATTGGTCTAAATATTTTCTAAAAGCAATCATAAGTTCTGGTATGAGTTTTCGTTTTTGATTTCTCATTACCGAACCTACTACCATAGAATCGGTAGGCACACCCAATATTTGCTTAATTTGTTCTATATTGTCTTTAGGCTTGAACACATCTAAATCAACACCAGGAGAAGTAGTGTCAATATAATTAATCTTATTAGAACTTTGATTTTTTAGTACCTCAGCACCCCAATCAGAATAAGTAAAGATAGCATCTGCCGACAAAAAAGTATCAATCCAATCTTCTTGTTGAGGGGCTGAATCTACTGTTGGCATTAGTATCCAATGAAAATATTTTCTTAAAGAAGACAATTGCTGATAATACGACATCCAGTAATCTCGAACGTCTATAACTACGTCAGGCCTAAAATCTATTAGAGTTTTATCGAACCTCCATCTTCCGAACTGATTGTCTGTTCTGGACGTATAATCTTTATATCTGGGATCTTCTACTTTTACAGCGTTTGCGTAATACCTCCAGGAGATATTTGTATCTCTCGGATCATTCACAAATCCATAAGATGCGAATTCTGCAATATGATATTTATTGCTTTTGTGTAATCTAGATAAAAGTTCTTTTGCATATATTCCAAATCCTGAATTAATGAAACTAGCCTCAGAACACATCAATACTTTAAGTTTATTCATATAATATATTTATGTTAGTATGATAATTGCTGCTCTAAGAGACTGTTTTTACAGCCTCTCAGAAACAGCAATCTATTTGAGACTAATTAGAATGCAACAGGTTCAGCAGCATCAGCTTCTTCGTTGGCATATGTCTTATTCTTAGATAGCTTGGTAATCTTGGAGAAGTTGTTAACTCTTACCTTAAGACTACTATGCTTTACTCCATCTTTTTCCCAGGTGTCATTTCTCAAAGACCCTTCGACCAAGACTAGGTCACCCTTCTTAAAGGACGAACCTATAATTTCGGCCCCAGTATCCCAAGCTTCACAGTTGATAAAAGATGTGATTTTATCTTTTTCCCCATTAGTCTTGGTATATTCTCTTGAAACAGCAATTGTAAAATTAACAACAGAAGTTTGCTTACCTCCAGTATTAACCTTTCTTAGTTCAGGATCTCTAGCTAAATTTCCTCTCAAAATTGAAATATTCATTCATTCACTCCTTAAAGGATTCAAGTATTTACAAAACAATAATCGACACATTTATATTATAACACTGGTGTGTTGAGAGTCAAGCCTTTGGCACAAAACATTTATCTACAATTAGGCCATCTTTGGTTTTACTTCTGTTGCCGACAAATATCAAAATATTACCTATATACATATGAGGCTTATACTTCATCCAGCTTTCGGGAAACATAATGACAGAATCTATCAATCCTGTTTGGTCTTCTATAGTTAAAAAAGCCATTTCTTGACCTGGAGTTTTACCAGTTTTGGTTTTGACTATATTAATATTGGCAATTTCTCCAGCAATAATAATATTATTAGACAGATTAGAATTTTTAAATGTCTTACAAGTAGTATTTGTCATTGTAATATCGTATGTATCTAATTTTGAACAACTAATTGCTGCTCCTAATAAATCATTTTCACAATCCGATAACCATTCTATTTTATCAACTAACGAATATGGAGGTTTGATGATAGAATGTATCAAATGTTTTACAACATCTGATCTTTTTTGTGTAATTTTAGTGGTTGTAATTAATTGCTCTAAGCAAACTTTTAACGAGACATTATTATTATAATCAACAATTTTTTCTAGATTATTAACTTCTTTATCTGTTAATGCAGAGCATAGGTCATATTCGAATAACATTTCTGTTCTACTGGTTCTTAAATAATCAAATGCCCCGCACTTAATTAATGCTTTACTGGCGGTAGAGTTGATTTTTAATAAAATCTTTATAATTACCTGTAGTTTATTTAATGTGTTTAAATTAATATCGTTGGTTATTTCAATAATTTTTTTGTATACTGAATTACCAACACCTTTAATGTCGGTTAATCCAAAAAATATAGATTGATCATGTATGATAAAAAGCTCATTAAGTAGTCTAAAATCAGGTATACGAATACTTATATCCATTTCCGAAGCATTACGGATTAGCTCCTTGATTTCTTGTTGAGGATCTATTTTATCTTTAGCAAATTTTAGATAAGAAGCAAAAAAGATTTTAGGGAAATGGGCTTTTGCATAAGCAGATAAATATCCGTTGATTGCATAACTAATAGAATGAGACTTATTAAAAGAATATCTTTGACTTTTTTCGATCCATCCAAAGATTTCTTCTGCTTCGTCCTCGGAAACGCTTTTTTGTTCCTTACAACCTTCCAAAAACTTGGTCTTAACTTTAGACATCAATTCGACATTTTTCTTACCAATGCTTTTTCTGAGTTCGTCGGCCTGTTTCAAATCAAAACCAGCAACAATTCTTGCTATTTCCATAGCTTGTTCCTGATAAATCATCTCTCCGAATGTATCCTTTAAAGTTTGTTCCAATATTGGATGAAAATAATCAATACTTTCTTTTCCATTTTTTCTATCTATGTAATGATTAGTTACGCTTTTGTCGTCTCTAATAGCTTCCAAGCATCCGGGTCTAATAATCGCAATAAGAGCAGATAGTTGTTCTATATTGGACGGCTTAAGTTTTTTAGCCATCATTTGCCCTAATCTAGATTCTAATTGAAAGCATCCTTTTGTATTACCTTCTGATATTAAATCCCAAGTCATAGAGCAATCAAGATTAATATTTTCTATAGTTGGTACGAAATGTATGCGTGGATATTCAGTAGAATCACCAATTATAGGGAATTTACATCCGCAAGAAAAAGTATAATAATTTGCCATTCTATATATTCAGCAAAAAGATCCCTTGAACTTTATTTTTTTAGATAAGTTTCTGTGTAAACGTAAGAAACGTATAATAATTTCTGCTGTATCTTTTACGTCTTTTAGAGCGTCGTGAGCACCTTCCTTAGACATACCCAAATATTCTCTTAAGTTATCTAGTGTATAATTTTTGAGCTCATTATTTCCTTCAAACCAATAAAATACAACATTCATAACATCTACCACATCTCTTGGATAAAAGATGTTTGTTTTTTTTTCTTTATTAATATTATTGTATTTTTTACTTAGTCGATCTATAATTGGCAAATCAAATCGATTTATATTATAGCCACAAGCAATAGGTGCTGTAAAACATGATTTTTTACCACTAGATCTAATATGGTACATTTCTAGATAAGAAATAAACATTTTCCAGCCTATTTCTTGTTTTTGATATTCTCTCCATTCGGCTAAAACTTTTTCTTTGGATAAGTTTTTGACTTTTGCATGAAAGTCTAGAACGTCGCTATCATTGTAATCATAATCTTTATTTTTCTCTACAGCTTCTGGCATTAAGTTAATATTAAATTCGGAATCTTCAATTATTTCCAATTTTCTTGGATCTATAATAACAGCGGCTATTTGAACCGGACTACAAACAGTAGGATCACTACCATCTGTTTCCAGGTCAAATACACAAATTTTTTGATTATTAGCCATCTACAATCACCGTAGTTTCTGGACGAATATAAATTCGATTATTAGGATCAGATGCTAAATGAGCATTGACCGTTTTGCAGCAACTTACCTTTACTTCTTGTACTTTAATATAACTATTACTATTTAAAGAAAATCTAGCGCCATTGGTTAATTGGGCAAAAGTTTTATTCATATTTATTCTCCTTTTTCTAGTTTAAAAGAAATATCCATTATCTTATCTAACATAGCTACACCTAAAATATCGAATTTTATTATTCCTAATGCCTCTAAGTCTTGCATTTCCATACCGGCTATCATTTGTTTATTTTTAGCATCATATATCATCGGACATATATCTGATAAATTTTCGCTAGAGATAACAATGCCAGCAGCGTGTTTAGATTGATTAGATTTAGTACCTTCTAATCTTATAGCCTGCTCAAATCTTTTGGCAAGCGGTCCTGTGAGTTTATCGTCTTCGGATATAAAACACCATTCTTTTAATTTATCTTGACTATTTTCTAATGACCAACGTATAATAGATGATTCTCCGTAATCTTCTTTCATCTCTTGTAGCTGATCAGCAATTTTAGCTTCGTCTGGTATATTCTTGGTAATATTATTCATTTCTTCAAAACTAATATTACCGTATACTCTGAGTACTTCCTTGAGTGCTCCTCTTCCTTTCATCGTATTAAATGTAATCATCTGAGATACTTTGTCTTGACCGTATTTCTTTTTAATATATTCGATTATTTGTTCACGTTTATCAATAGGAACATCTACATCAATATCTGGCATAGATATGCTATTAGCTGTATTACGACCAGAATTATAAAATCTTTCGAAAAGTAGATTATATTTAATAGGATCTATACTAGTAATTCCAATCAAATATGACACAAGACAACCAGCAGCACTACCTCGTCCACATCCTGGAAGCCATCCTTTTTTTCTAACAAAATTAACTATATCTTGAACTATCAAAAAGTAACTACTTAAATCCGCACCCTGTAAAACATCCAATTCGTATTTGATGCGATCTATATATTTTTGATGATCTTCTTTAGGAATGACATTAGCAATTTTTTCTTTCCATCCTTTTCTACACAACTCTCTCAGATATTCTACATCATCAAATCCGGGAGGACAAGAAAATGGTGGCAATTTAGGTTTGTTTAATATATTGTATTCTTCTATTAAACTATTAACATAATGAGTATTTTCTATTTCTTCTTGCGTATGCAAATTTTGCATCTCCTCGGAAGATAATATGTGATAATTATCAGATATAAAAAAACAACCCATAGGAATGTCTTCTTTATTGAGAATTTTTTTATTAACATCTACTAATGTAGTCTTAAGATTATTACATAAAAGTATTCTTTGATCTACAGCATCTTCTTTGTTGCAATAATGAGCATCAGGAGTACATATCACTTTAGTATTTGTAAGCTTCCCTAAAAGCCTAATAGATTCTGTAAGTGTTATTTGAACAGGTAGGTGCTCTTGGTCCATTAACTGAGCTTCTAAAAATAGATCATTAAAGATTGTTTTTAGATAGTTTATGTGGTTTATTCCCAGCTCTTGCCAATCGGGTTTCAATGTTTTATAGTCAGATTCTAAAATTGTGTCGGCCAACGTGGAACCTAAATGTCCAGTAATTCCTAATAGATTGCCTGTGTGTAAATCTTTTAATAAATCTAGATCTAGTCTTGGTTTATAATAATAATTAATCGGATTATTTGATGCAGAAACTATCTTGATTAAATTTCTCCATCCGTCAAAATTTTTACACAATACTAGTAAGTGACTTAAGCTTTTGTTTGTCGCGTCTTGTAGAGACGCTTTATGTTTTGAAATATATAGCTCACAACCAAGAATTGGTTTTATTCCATGTTTTTTTAGCACAGAATAAAATTTAACAGTACCTGCTATATTACCATGATCTGTTAATGCACAAGCAGGTGTACCTATTTCTTTGCATCTTTCGGCGATTTGCTCTGGTTTTGATAGTCCATCCAAAAGTGAATAATGAGACACTTAAGAATGGACGTGTAAAGGAACATATCCCTTATTCACGTCCATAAATTTGTTCCTTCTTTTTTTGTTGTTAATTCCAATTAAATAGATCCAGGAGCCTTGTAGGAACCAAATGAATGATTCGGATACTTATACGATTGTATCACGTTTTGTATCTGATGCAAGTCTATGTCGTGTCGAATTTGTTCGCACTTTGTCATAAATGTTCCTTCTGGACATACTTGATTTTCTCTATATTCTATTATTGGTGTTATACTTGTATTTTCAAATGTTGTTTTTCCAAAATGACATAGCTTACTACACATCCAGCTTTTATGTAGTTTTGGTCGATTGGTGTTTTTTATATGTTGAAATTTTTGTCTCAACATATTTTCTGTATCTTTTAAATCTTTTTTATCAAAACATATAGAAAATGGCCCACCGTCATTAATGAAATATATCGAAAATATAATGTGTTCTATTTCTGGATATATATGACTTATCGCATAGTGGTATATTCTAAGTTGTGGATCTTTTTCGAGTTTCTCTTGTGTTTTTTCTTGACCAGTAGCCCAATCTAATCTTCGACCTGTTTTCCAGTCTATAATTTCTATAGTATTATCATTTACTTTCGTTATTAGATCTATTGTTCCTTTTAATGCTAAATTACCTTCTAGTTTACCAGATGGTAAATCATACGAATATTTTGCCCATTGTTTTTTTATTTCAAAATCAAAGTGTTGTTCTGGACATAGGATAAATCTATTTCTTGGATCAAACATTCCATCGTTAAAATTAATGGCTTTATATACCCACTCCTTGCAATCTCTATGATCTTTTGTAGACCATTTGTGATGATTATTAACTTCGGAATAATATTTGTATACTTTATCAATTATATCATTAAGCTCATAACTAGAAATATCTATATCTCCATATATATCATCTACTACTGAGGAAATGTTATTCTGTTGAGCTTGTTTAATTACCGCTAATATTTCCAAAACCTTGTGAACAATTGTTCCTTTATCTGCTTTTTGTCCAGACGGACCTCTCCACCCTAATACATACTCTATAAAAAATTGTTGCTCACACATAGAATGAGTATTATACGAACTACTTCTAAAATAGGTTATTATAATGGTAGCACCTCTGTTTTCTTCAAAAAATCGTAAATATTCTTATTTTGTTCAATAATATTCATGTTGTGATTATCTATTATTAGATCGAATATAGATTGATCAAACTTATCCTTATCTAGAGCTATCTCGCTTTGATGCTGTGAGTTATAGGGGTTTCTATTTAGTTTTATTACCAAGCCCCCAGCATTTTTTATTACATCGACTTCATTAGGAAATCTACAATCAGCAATAATAGCTAATTCTGGATTTTCTTTACGAATTCGTCTTATAGTAGCAGACGACCATACATTCTTTTGCATAGTACGAAACATATCTGTTCCGACTATTTGAAGAACTTCTCTAGCAGTTAACTGATTATTATCCCAGTAGCAATCAACCAATTGATTTTTATCTTCATCCTTACCATAACATTGATTGTAGTCTAGCCCTAATATATCTATACATAATAACTTTAATGGATCTGCAAAATTATATATTTCTGAGCCTCCAGCGGACATGCTATCAAATAGTGTTTTAACAAATTCTGCAGATGTTGTTTTGCCTGACTGCTTTCTTCCTGCAAAAGCTATAATTTTTGTCATAATGGTAATTTTTCTAGTTGTGGTATAATATTTGATACAATTTCATTTTTAGACATAGAACCCACATCTTCATGTGTTATACTAAGGGCATAAACATTGTAAATCCTTTGGCATTTTTTTATGATTTGGTCAGTGGCTTTTTTACCAGCCTCATCGTTATCCATAATGAGTACCAAACTCATAGCTCCAGATACGTCTAATATTCTTTTTTGGTTATCTGATAATGAAGACCCAAATACCGCTACCGAATTATGTATACCTGCTTCTTCTAATTTCCACACATTACCGGGACTTTCTACAATGATAGCATATTTCTGGCGTTTAATATGTTCTTTAGCAAACCAAAAATTATATAGATTATCTTGACTTTTAAAGTCTGCACTATGTTTCCACTTAGAATATTTCCATGATTCATTTTCAGATGGACAATCACCAGAACAATCGTGATAGGATCCACATTTTTGACATTTTTCAAAAATACTTCTACCAGAACAACCAACTAAAAATTGATGACTTTCGTCATAGATAGGCACAACAGCCCTATTATACATAGGTTTTTTGGGATTAAAACATAATCCAACATCATACTTTTTAAGTATATCTGTATTGAAGCCCCTATCTATAAAATAATTACAGGGATATTGTAATGTTTTTGTAGCAGTTTTTCTTGTAATTATCGATGTGGTAGGATTAACATTTTTGATGCAGTTAATGACATTGGTAAAGTCTGTTTTGTTTTTGTCTTTTTTTGATATTTTGTATTGAGAAATATCTTTACGTAAAAAATCTAATGCAAAATTTACAGCTTCGTCAAACGAGCATGCTTTGTCGCCTTCTTTTTGCCAATTATATTTATCTTTGGACAAAACTCCTCTTATAAAACCGATAATAGAACTTTTAAATATTTCTTCACAATTATGCGTTCTACATTTCCAGTTACCTCTATATCTATCTCCGATATGATACAGATTTAGAGCGGAGTTATTGTTTCCTTCATGTATTGGACAACTACAAGTTATCATTTTTTGAGACAACTTGTAATTACTAATACCCAAAGCATCAAACAAATCTTCTATATTGTCACATAAATCATCGCAAACTATTTTGAGTTTATTTTGATCATTGAAACGGGATTTGATTTTCTTCATATTTGTTTGTGTCAAAGTTTTCATCGTCTGATATTATAAAGCCTTTATCTGTTTGAGAAGTGTTATTAGCTATCTCTAATTTAGTCTTACCTTCTGTAATCTTTGCACACCAACCCTTTAGGTAACAATTAATGTAATCATTATCGTCTAATCCTCCCCCATGTCTACTAACCAGAGGAACCAATTTTCGGTTACCGTTTGTCAAGCCATCTTCCGCAATTTCTTCGTCTGATTTACGTTTAAAGATAGTAAAGTTACTACATAGCCAGATAATTCTATCTGAACCGCTAGCAGTATCTGTAGATTCTTTAGTGATGCCGTCTCTATTTAGCTGTATAAAAGACAATATCGGAATCTGGTATTTTACAGCAAAGTTATGCAAAGCTGTCATCATAAAACCGAGAACTTGGTATTCTTTGAGATCTCCACTAACAGCAGCACTATCCATTAGTTTTAGATAATCATATATAACAACACATTGTTTTGCTGTTCCGTCATCATTAGTACCTACCTCTTTAACAATCCATCTTCTCATTATTGATAGCTGCTCTTCAAAAGATTTTCCGGCAATGGACTTATAGTATAAGCTGGTTTCTTTTAGTTCTTGTGCGGCTTGATTAATCTTGGTTGCTTTATCTGGAGATTTAGCAAATTTACCGGTTTCGATAGAATTTATTTCTATTTCTGTCATCATACCCAAAACTCTATTAATATGGTCTACAGTATTCATTTCCGTATCCATATTAAGTACTGGTATTTTTAATTTGTTAGCAATGTAAAATCCTATGTTATCTGCTAACAAAGTTTTACCTGTCTTTGGTCGAGCAGCAATTACGTTGACAGTACCTTTTCTAAGACCCCCTCCTATAGCAGAATCATAGACAGGAAATCCTGTGGGTATACCTATTTGATCTATTTCGTTTTCCGATAAATGTTTAATATAGTCTTCTATATCTTTGGATATATGAACTGGATTATTATCTGTATCATTTAGTGTTGAAGAAAAATTAAATATAGCATCTTCAGCAATGGATAAGATTGATGATATTGTTTCGCTTCCATTGACATCTAGTATTTTATCTTGTGCATCTTCTAGATTCTTTCGTAATAATCTAGCTATTTCTAATTTACGTATCTTAACAGCAAATTTACGAATATTAGAATCTGATACAGGAAAATCGATAATCGCTTTTAGATGCTGAACTTCTTCCTTTTTGGATAAGATAGGAGTAAAGCCAAGTTCCTGTGCTACAGAGTATATCGATGGAATATCTATTTTTGATGATGTGTTGTTCTCGCATATACGTTTCAAACATTCAAAAATTAATCCATTGCTGTCTATTGTAAAGGTATTAGGATTAATAATATCAGCAATATCATAATATGTATCCTGACCATAATGACATATACCGGATAATACTGCTCTTTCTGCCGCTGGATCTGCTAGAATCATTTTTAACCTGGGTTAGTAGAACACTTATTACACTTATATCTCGAAATATTCTCTATAAGAGATGGAGATACAAATTCTGTTTTATTACAAATTCTGCACATAACCTTAATTGGTTCAAAATCTCTTGATCTTGGAACGGGTGGTTGCTGAGATAATTTTTTGTCTATCAATGTATCGTCTTTATGCATTTTACTTTCTGGCATATCGAGAAATTTATTTTTTCTGATAATTTCAGGAGTTTTTTGATTTCTATTATTTTGAACAAAAGGTTGGGGATTGTCTGATTCTGTTTCGTTATTAGTATCTGTTTCATCGGTTGAAGAGATAGCCTGCAATAAAGCTATTAGCTTGTTTACATCATCTTTCGTGATAGTTTTTAAAACGTCATTTATCTCCATATTTCACCTTTGTTTTTTGTATAGACAAAATTATATCTGATAGGTTTTTAATACTGTTGGCTAAATATGATAATCTATCACTTCTCTGTTTAGCATAGTTTTTTATTTTATTTAATGATTGTGCCTTATCATTGTGCTTAATAGCTTGTGTAGATTTTTCTATATAACCATAACCTTTGTAGTTATTTAGTTCGTCAGCTATGGTTTCTTTCATACATTCTTCTGCCCAATTATATCTTGCTAATTCACGATTTACTGTTCGTTGTACATGAAAAGAGTATTGGGCTAATCTGTATGCTATTTGAGCACAATCTTCTGGACCTAGTTTTTCTATAGCGTCTCTATTCATTGTGAGATATGTATTTAATTCTTCAGATAACATACTATCATCTTTATACAATGGTAGACCAATAGACTGCTCGTATTGATCTAATATATCATCCCAATATTTTACATCCTCTTTGGTGGTCCTAATCATCTTTAATCCTGTCTTGCCATTGTTCCATAGATTCGTTGTAAGGTAATTCTACTACTGATATATTATTGTATGAACACCACTCTTTTTTTTCTCTATCGTTTTTTTGTGCCTTTAAAAAACCCATAATATTATTGTGATAGAAAGGGATAAATTTATAATGCTGTTCACCATGTACTTCTATACATAATTTTTTTAGAGGTAGATAAAAATCTAAATATAATGTTTCTGATTTTCTAATAGGTATCGGCACTTCTTCTAATATCTGTAAGGTCGGATATATAGAAGCTATTAATTGCCTAGCTCTCAGATGATGACTCGACTTATGTAAAATTTTACCGCGAGCGATGTGTCCTGTCAATACCCATCTATGATGTATTCCGTCTAAATCTATAACTTGCATTATTATTTAATACCCATCATATCTTTTATAGATTTTACCAATGTTTCGTAAGCTTCTTTATTTTCTAACAAGAACAACCTTACTTTTTCTACTCCCTGAAATTTAGGTTTATTTTCTAACCAGGTTAAAGTATACCAAGCACCACCCTTAGTAATAATACCCATATCTGCACCTATATTAATAACTTCAGTATATTTATCTATTCCTTCACCATATCTAATATAGCTGGTAATATTACCTCCAGGAGGACCAAGAGCAGAGCATATAACTTGCCATTGTATCTCTTGACCTATCTGCGTTCCGTCTTGACTTAATGACCAAGGCTTAAAGGTTTTTGCTCTTATCTTTATATCTGTTTGATAAGCTATGGCTTGGCCGCTTTTTTCTTTAAACTCTGCACCATATCCAGTAGGATTACCCATTAAATGAGTAATGCCGATCACTATATTTTTATTTACAGGAATTACGTTGGCTACTTTACGACAAAACTTTGCTAGTAATTTTGCTCCGTCTGCTCGCTGCATTTTATCCATTTCGCTAGTAATTTCTGCTTCTGTACATAATGCTGAATAAGAGTCTATAATCAATACAGATCCTGGTACTTCATTGATAATTTTTTCAGCAATTTGAAGATATTCTTCTGCGTGTAATATCTTACCCTGATGACTACCTATGACATGAAATCTCTCTAGGTTTAAACCAGGTATACCCTCCAGGTCTCTCTTTTTAAGACGGCCTTCTATATTCAAATAGTAGACTTCACGAGTTTCTTTAAGGTCACCTTGGTACTCTGGTTTCTGTGCTGTTGCAGCAAAATCCAGAGAGGTCGTTGTTTTACCACATTTTGGTTGACCCGTTAAAACTACAAAACTACCTTCCGGTACTCCTCCGTTTAGTATCAAATCTAATGAAGGACTTACCGGTATAACTAAAACCTTCTTGTCTACTATACTGTTGCCAGATAGTATAATGTTATCACCAAAACTTTTCTTGACTTCTTCTTTAATTGCCATCGTCGATATCCTTCAGTTTGCTAATGATGTTTTTTTTGTTTTTGCTATTATGATTAAATTTAATGGATTCTTTTCGGTCAAAATTTTTAGTTAAAGTTTGATTCGCTGAATCTATTTTTTTTTGTTCACTTTCTATAATAGGGATCAAGAATGGTGCCCGCAGCGAATAAGTTCTTGCTGTTTTTGGATTGTTCAGAGCTTTAACTATGGCCGTATCACTATATGTTTTTAGCAGTTTATTAGCTGTAGCTATCTGATTTCTATAAAAAGCAGACCATTCTTTATTGACCCAAAATTTGTATCCAATATCCCTTTTTTCTTTTTCTGCTTTTTTCTCACATATCAATTCTGTTATATACTGTGCTGCGGAAACTTGTTTCCCATTCGAGTATTTAGATAAGTACTTTTTCATTATTTTTTGGGTTTAAAAATGTATCCTTTGTTATTTAGTTCAACTTTATTGATATTCTTAGCTACTGTATCATTATACATAGATGCCTCTTTAGTCATAATAGATACATTAGGTGATTTTTTGTTCATGGTTTCGGAAATCATCAAGCTTTTAGCAGCACTCGACTGCTTTGTTTTTATGTTTTTATCTTGCTGATTTAATCCAAATTTTTCTATAGCCTTTTTGACTTGATCTTCTGTTAATTTTAGGTCGTTGGCGATAAAAGCTATATCTTTATCTTGGCTCTGTAGCCAACGAATACTATACAGTTGTAATTTATTTAGTCTAGCCATTAGAAATTCTCTCTTTCTGCATTATTAAGCCATGCTTCGTTTTTTGATCTAAGAAAATGTATATACATACTAAACACGTTTTCACTAACTTGCTTGAATTTATTTTCTGGAAGAGCAATACTTTGAGGTATTTTTGTTGATCTTATAGAAGAAACCGACGATAGTGGATTATACAATTTGTTGCTATTATCAATTTTAACTAAGAATTTTGTGGATTTATTAGTAATAATTTTTTTTGCATAAACTTTATTGTCATCTTTGTACCTTCTGGGATTGTTATCGTCATCCAAAAAATCATTATCGTTAATTATAGTATAGAATAATTCTGAATAAGTGTTACTATTTTGGTTTCTAGAAAAGATGAAATCTAATTCATCGAGATTTCTTAGGTTTTCTTTTTCTTGTTTTGGGTTTGTTTTCATTTTTTTTGTTTTCCTTTGACTCTGTAACTTCGTATGTTTTGTCGGCAGATGTGTTTAATGCCTGTTCTAAGAACCCAAAGAAAGTATTCAAAAATAGTTTATAATCACTACCAGATGGTACTGGTATATGATAATTTTGCATGTATATTTCTTTAGATCCCACCAACGTCCCTTCTGCATTTTCTTCAAGGACATTAGCTACAATTTTAAAGACTAATTCATGAGGACATTCTATCAGTTTTTGTGATTCTCCAGATAGGTCTGTTTTTTGTTCGTCTAAAATTCTTGAATCAAAAAATTCATAAATATTATTAATAGCATCATTTACATTGCCAGATTCGGGTATATTATCTTCCATTTTATGTCCATTTAGTTTTTGGTTGTCTTTTTAATTTTTTCATACCTTTGGGTAGGTTTGTATTGCTTTTAAATCTATCATCTTTATATTTATTGTGCTTATATTCCAAATCGGCTTTTTGATTATCACTCAGTCTATCTCTATTTCTATTAGCTAAATCTCCTAATGTTTTTAATTCATTATCTGATTTTTTAACAGAACAGTTTATTGTTGCTGCATCCTCAATATAATTTCGTTCTGTGTTTTTACTATTACAAGAAATACACCTTGGTCTGGGGTTGTAATCTTTGATGTAGGAAAACAGTTCAAAATCTATATTGCAAGCATTACAGGTATAAGAATAACTTGGCATTACAATAAATCTCTTTCGATTTCTTTTAGCCAGGCTAAACTATGAGTATTTAAAAATTTAACATACTTATTAAAGACTTCTTGATTAACTTCTTTAAAGAAAGATGTTTGCTTACATATAGAATTTACAAATTTGTAATTATTTTGAATCTCGCTATTGATTGGATTGTAAGGCTTATTATTTGCTTCAAACATAATCATGTACGTTTGATAGTTTTTAGCGGTAATGTCCTTTGATTTTTTGGTATTTGTTATTTTAGCTAAAATTCGTGTTGATTTACCATCAGAAATTCTTGGGTTTCCGTTTTCATCTAAAAAATCTTCTTGTCCTTTTAGGCAAAAAAACTTTTGATTATTATCGGACGGTTTACTGCAAAAAATAGAGCTGTTCATTATGTAATCCTATATGATTCTTATAGTAAGCAATCTGTTTTTTTTGTCAAGATCTACAAATAAGATGAAGGCAGATAGATAGTCCATTCTGATGGTATATATGCTCTTTTTCTTAAATGATGAGATATCGGTAGATATTTATTAGTTTTATTAGGTTTATAAGGTAAGTTGATTAGACTCATATTTGCTTGTTTTGGCGATCTATTGCCCTTCGTTCTATTGCAAGCGACACATGCCGTAACTATATTTGTCCATACCGTTGGCGAACCGTATTCATAGTTCCATTTAGATTTTGGTATTACATGATCATATGTCAATTGTTTATTTTCGAATTGTTTATTACAATATTGACAAGTATAATTGTCTCTCAAAAAAATATTTTTACGAGAAAAAATTAATACCGAATCTTTAATCTTAAAGAATCGTTTAGTTCTGGCTACTGCTGGAATAGGGTATTTTTTGTTATTAACACCGACAATATGATCATCTTTGTAAAAGTCAATAATATCTATACCATATTTTGGATTATGATCATAACGAATAGACCATGTTAAAGCTTTTTTCCAATCTATGATAGATAAAGGACTATAATCAGCATTTAATAATAAACAAGAATTATTTTTGCTCTTCATTTTCGTAGTTTTCTAATCTATACAATATAGAAGCAATTATAGGATTACGTACAATATCAGAATTATCTAGAATAGAAATTCCAATACCTTCTATGCCTTCTAGTGCATTAATTAGTTCTAAAAATCCGCCCCTCATATGTCTTTGTAAATCGGACTGAGTTATATCTCCAGTCAAAATCATTTTACTATTCATGCCAGTACGTGTCAACAACATTTTTAGTTGATCGTACGAAGCATTCTGACACTCGTCTGCTATGATAAAACAATCATGAAAATTTCTGCCTCTCATCAGTCCCAATGGAACAATTTCGATACGATTATTAAGTTTTAACGAAGCATATTGACTCATCGGAATAAAATGACATACTTCGTCCAGAATAGGTAATAGATAAGGATGTAATTTTTCTTCGGCGGTGTTATGAGTAACAAGATAATTATCAGTAATATATAGGTGTTCTGGGTGTTCAACTCTGATGCACTGTACGGGTTTGGCTCCCACTTCCACAATCTCGGATATACCAATGCCTTGCATAAAATTATTCTTATATTTTTTAGCTTTTCTAGATATATAAAATGGATTCATATTATTTGGTAGAGTTATGTTGAATTGATAACTAATATGTCTAGATGTTATTACTCTATTAGATTTCTTTAGTATATTCGTTTTACCAACACGATTTCTAGATATTAATCTAGCCTTACCTCCAAGAGATTGTACTAGTTCTATTACATCTTGAGCCAATTGTTTAGATATAGTACAAAAAGAAGCTTCTCCGGTACTCTCTTTAACACTACCATCTGTATCCATAAGTCCCCTGAGTAATTCTAGCCTATCTGTAATCGATGAGTATTTATAGATATTTGGAATAGATTTATTTATAGCTTTTGTGCCTAAAATACCAAGATTATATATAATTTCTTTGGCTGGATTAGTATATGTTTTATTTAGTTTTTCAAAGGAATATTGAACATCTCCAACAGAAGACAATCTTCTGCATCTAGCTTGCAGGGTATTATTATTTAATGCTAGGTTTTGAGACGCTATGCCCACTGAACTATATTTAGTAATTTCTCCAGTATTACTGTTTGTCATACAAACCTGTTTGGCTGTTTTCTTGCTATGTAGATTGGATCTAATATTATATGATATTCTATCTAGTAACTGTTTGACGCAATAGCAGCCTATGAGGGCCATTTCCTCATTTACCCTTGCTATTAACTCATTATCAGTATTGGAAAACGTAATACTATTAGATAGACTTCCGTCTCCCAAAAGAACCCCTAGAGAGTATGCGGACATAGGTAATTCTTGTTGTGCAAAGTGTACTGGTTCATTTCTTGGTAAAAAGTGATTAATTTTATTTTTATCATTTAATAGAGAAAGAGATATTTCTTTGGTTGTTTTGACAGACCCTTCCCTTTTTCTTTTTCTGTCAGCCGCCGTCTGAGTAAGCCATAGATGATCTGAACAGCACTCTGTTGTTCTGCCATCTGTTGTGGTGATTTTATATACTGTTTTTATACCCTTTGGAAAAACGCCTAGCACCTTAGTGGCCAGTCCGTCTCGACTAATTACCATGTCTCCAATCTTAATGTCTCCCATTAATACCCACCCAGACGGAGTTAGTATTTTTGCATCCATAGGTTGTGGTCCAGGCAAATAACCAATTTTTTCTCCACTTTCAACCACCGGCCTAGTAATAATAATTTTCTTAACTTTTTCATCAATTAAATATTCTAAACCCATACCAACAGCGATATGCGTTTTTCCGGTGCCAGCCGCACCTTGACAAAATGTTACGGTATTTTCCGCAATAGTTCTGATATATTCTTTTTGGTTATTAGTACGAGGTTTTAATTTATTTCTATAAACATGACCAATTTCTGGTGGTGTTAAAGGATTAGTACCATCAATAACCTTAGATTTTCTCTTAGCTTTAGTATTTTTTCTCAAGGTATACCTCGTGAATAAGGGGATCAGATTACACAAGCGCCGCCCGCACAACTAACCTCTTCTATTCCTGCGGTATTATCCTCCGTCTCTAACAATTGGGTATAATCAACTTTATTAAAAGTATTCAATAAATCACAGTATATTTTCCAATTATATACGTCTTTCATACAGTATGTTAGTCTTTTAATGTCTCCATCAAAATATTTACCAGCAAAATTTTTCACCTTTGTAATAAATACCAGTTTTTCTGGAGAATCCACATTTTTTGCCTGATTCATACTGACATAATCACAAGCAGCCCATACATTATTATCAAATGTGCTTAATGCTAATTCTATTAGACCAGAGCACCATAAGGCTGCGTCTCCGTATTCTTTCACAATTTCTCTACTGGTATAAACAGTAGTAAATGGAGCTTGTGGGTAATCTTTATCTCCACTTTGAGGAATCAAACTTATTCCTGCAAAATACTTTCTATTATCATAAATATATTTCGTTACAGCATTCCATTCGTCTGGTTTGACTGTAACAGTATTACTCACATTGTGGTTTAAAAACTCTTGAGTACATAATTGTTTATTTTTACCAGAATTAACCCAATTTCTTTGAGTATTTTTAACCACTTCTAACATTTCTACTGCTGGTAGTTGATTTTTTAGTTTTGATCCATCTGGGACCTCTATTGGAAACTTAATAACTTCATCAGTATTATTGGCTGACCAGCAAGACTTCTCGCAGGCTTGCGGGTTATAAACTTTGAAGTGTTGATATGGAGCTTCTAAAATATTGGCCTGTACGTGTCTTATATAGCGTTTGGCGTGATGTGGATGGATACCAGATGATGTTCCAAGCATAGAGCTAGAGGTATTGTGGGATACATACGAATTGGCCAAATATGTATGGTCTTCGTGATCTACACTAATATCATAAGTATCACACGATGAATCTCGAATATCTACCACCAAATCCACACCAAAAGAATTTAGTTTTAATTGATCTAATAGTTTGTAGTATTTATAATACTTGTTTTTATTTAGATATTCTGAATTTCTACCTAGTCTTTCTTGTATCCAATATCTCATAGCAGAACCATAGGATGTTGGCGTTGGGGGCATCAATCTCATTTTGCAATCTATTCCGATTGCTCTTAGGCATTGGATTAATTGTGAGGCCATCAGTTTTGAGGTTGTACAAAAACTTCTAGCGTGACCCTTTGTACATCCGTCGGCGGCAGCATAGCCATCAATAAAAGAAGCTATGATATTAGATGAAGATTTTCTTATACTTAAAGGTATTGTTATATCGTGTGACTTTTGTTTTAATAAATCATTATGTCGTAAAAACTCATAAAAGAATCTTGATGTTATATACAAAGCACATCTAACATCATTTTTATCTTTATTATATTTAATAATTTTAGCATCAATACCAAAAGATTTTATATATTCTTGAGCTTTTATTAGGTGTTCTTGCTTGTTTATATCGCCATGAATCCTAATAGAATATTTTCCTGGGTGATTGGAGCCGTCTCCTGTATATAAACCAAGAAACCAAGCAAAATTTGTATCGATAATATTTGGCAAATTAATATCCATATTCAGTCTTGATGCGTGGCTTGATATTTCTATATTGGGAATATTTAGTGTCTGATCAGAACCTCCACTATATGCTCCCAATCTGTAAGGCAAAATGTCTCCTACAGATAATTCCTCTGCAGTTTTCCATATATACTGACCTTCTTCAGTTAATGTTCTAAATTTGTGATTAAGTGTAGATTCTAACTCAATACCACCTGAAGTTAAAATTATTTTAGTGGGTTTATATCCATTAACAAAAAATTTGGAGGCTTTTTGATTTGATTTGTCTGTGGCAACCATAGTGTTATCTAGAGATTGCCACTCATCTCCATATATGTCCCCCATCTCCTCAAGAGACAATATTCCATAATTACTAGTAACCATTGTTTCTTTGGCAAGACATCCTTCGGGTTTCAAGCAAGTTACTCTAGCAGCTTGATTGATTCCAATTTTTTTAGCCATTTCTTTATTTGTATCCACAGCTATTTTGGCTCCTTGACGTAATACTTTTTCGGAAAGAACCAAGTCGTGTTTTTCCATAATGCCGGTTAGGGACACGCCCAATAAAGCTTCTCTCTCAAATATTTGTTCGGTATTTTTACCTAAATATTCTAATTTGGTAAATCCCGCTTGTAAAGTTCCTATAATAGCGGCGGCTTTACATCTCTCATAAAAGTCTATTTCGTCTTCTATAGAAGAACAATTAATAGTAGAGAGATTACATCCTTGCCACCCGGATTGTCCTGTTTTTTCATTAACTGGCCAAAGTGAGATTTCAACACAGTTGTGAACATAAACCCCGTCATTATCAAAAGCATGAATATCTTCTACTGTGCAATCATAAACATCTAATACTCCTACAAAAGTTTTATTAATCAGCTTGTCTGTAAAATTAGTCCTATTCGGCAATCGTTTATAGCCAGAAACAATTTGTTGTATTTTTTCAGACTTAGCCTTATTTTTGAGTGGAATTAATTCATGAAATTTGACTATATTATCACATGAAATACATAATTCATGGCCGGTTTCACAAAAATATTCTTTTTCTCCACCATTTCCATCTGGCATGAGTCTATGTCCAGCTGATAATCTTTCTTTATATATTTTACTATAAATGCCTAGACTATTAAGAGCTATTTGTAAATTTTCTAAATTCTCTAATTGTACAGACCATATTCTTAGAGAGCATCCCTTAACATGATTAACAGAGACCGTCCCATCAGCATCAAAATATCCTCCAATCAACCCACTGATATAATCCCAGGTTCCCGAAAGAGCTTTTTTTGTCAATCTTTTTGACGAGCCGACCATGCAATTTCTTTGTTCTGCAAAACTTAATAATTTTTGACAAGATATCGAGGCATATACAGAGACATTATTTGTGTCTTTACTATTATGATTATTTAACCACCCTATATCAGAAAGCATATCATAAGCTTCAGATCTGTATTCGTCTTTCTCTTCTCCCCACCACTTAAGTTGCCCTGATTTTTTAGAGTAATTACCATCACCTAAAAATGATCCTAACAAATATCCTTTTTTATATTCTTTGTTTTCTATATTTATAGAAGTATGAAAAGACCTGTGATTATTGATAATTATTTCATTCTTACAAGTAATGTCTTTAGCTTCTTTCCATCCTTGGGTCGTCATTATTTTGTGATTAGGTGTGACTCTTAGTTTTCTGCCGGATACAAATTCTAATTCTATAACATCTTTTGTTCCGGTTTTCCAAAATCCTTTGAGACTAGAATACAATTCACCGTCCACCAAAGCATCGAATGGTTTGTCTATAAGTTCGTCTACGAGAGACAGTCCATGTTTTGTAGCTACCAGAGAATCACCAACAACACAAGGATTAAAAACTATTTCTGTAGAATCACTCCAAATAAATCCAGGCTCTCCAAACTCTTTAACACTTTCCATTAACGAAGCAAACTTTTCAAACGATGTACCATCTTTCAAAAGTAGTACTGAATTATTACTACGTGCTCTCTGTGGATTATCTATAAACCAATTGCCGGTTTTAGCCTTAATCATCTCTTGATCATCATCACTAAATAATGCTAAACTAGCAGATCTCCTAACTCCACCACTTAATACAGCATCACTACTGTGCATAACAATATCATAAGCGTCTATTGGTCGTATTTTTTTTTGTCCGTTGGCAACACAACGATCTAGTAGAACTCTAATTTTTTCTAGTCCTTTTTGCAGTGGTTCAAACCCCGGGGCTTTGCCAACTCCAGAACTTAATGTTGATCCTTGTGGGCGAATTTCAGAATAATCAAATATTACATACTCATCTTTATATTGTTCAAATCGCTCTTCAGAAGGCTTAACAAAGTAAGAACTCAATAAAACACCCAGAGCGTCGGCCCAGCCTTCGATACTGTCTTCTATAATATATTTAATCCCTTGATCTTTATCTTTGGGCTTTAACGAAAGACTGGGCAACTTGGCAATATGATGTTTTTGTACGCTGAATCCGGTTCCGCTACCACACAACAACAACCAAAAACACTCTTGGAAAAATCTCAATCTATCACAGTAGCTTGCTGTGCAATTATACAATTTTGCATTTCTTTTTAATATAGGATCCCCACCAAACTGTAGACATCTTTGACTCCCAAGAACCTTTTTTTTGTACATTATATCATAAGCCCAATTAATTTCGTCAGCAATATTCTTATCTGCATACATAGTATGCATCATATTTTTAACACGTTCAACAGCTTCTTTCCATGTCTCACGACGCTGTTTATCTTCAAGCCAACGAGCATATTTACTAACAAATGTATAATTTTGAAGTTCTTGAAGAGCAGACATATTTTCTCCTATTTATTTCTGTTTTTGTAAAGACGAAAGAATGGCAGTTAAACCGAGTATTACCACTGCCTTGAAAGATTGCTCAATCATATTTTGATTTCCGGTAATACTTTGATATATGTATAATACTAATGAACCATAAAACAGTGTTGTGTATATCATAATACACCACTAAGATCCTTGATCCATAAAAGATCAGGAGTGATATATTCTATTTTCATACCGCTTAATTCAATAAATGTATCAAAAATTTTCTGTTGATTGTTATCAAATAAATGAGTACCGTGTGTGTTCATCATTATAACTTTACGAACACCTTCTTGCCACAACGCCATAACACAATCATTACAGCATTGACCAGTAACATAAGCTATACCGTTTTCTGGTCGAATAGTACAATTAGAAAGCGCATTTCTTTCTGCGTGTATCATCCAGGGATATTTATCCGGACGAGTATTTGGGAGAGCACTATCGTCTAGATTTCTTGGAAATCCATTATATCCTATTCCTAGAATCCTATTGTGTTCATCCGTTATGACGCAACCGTGTTGAGTTTGAATGTCGTGGCTACGTTGTGAAACAACTTTGGCTAAACCTAAAAAATAATCTGTCCAGTTGGGTCTTCTCATAGAAATAATTATATCACAAGAAGACTGAAAGTCAAGAGTTATGAACTAATTTATTATATAAGAGTAAGCTTATTACTCCGCCAGCTACACCCATTACAATACCGGCCGGACTAACACTATCATATTTACCAACCATATACAATACAGCTCCGCCCATATAAGAACCTGCTACACCTATTGCTATGGTTTGAAAAAATCCCATGCGTTCCTCACCGGGAACAATGGATTTAGCTATACTACCTACAAATAAACCATATACACACCATACTAATATATTAAACATTGGCGTTCTCCACTAAAGTTGATACTTCCTCGTCCGTGAGAGTTTCTCCTGTAGACAATAAAGCATTAAGCAAAGATGCTCCGTACATATTGTACTGTTCTTTTGACATTTTTTGCCTAATTATTTTTTTGATTCGCATTTTTGTGAACCATCCTTTACCGATAGAATAGTGACGCAATTCCGTTCCGTAAAGTGATACTTTGTCTTCTTTAGAAGAAGTTGTGCTGAGTTTTGTTTTGTTGCATTCTTGCATAACCCTAATAAGAGTTAAGGTTATACTTATAATCATTAATATAGCCATAACGCTTCCAAAAGTTTCTTCTTCTGGAATATTAGCTATCTGACGAATTTTTTCAGCAAGATTTTTTAACTTTTCGTCCACAATTATCTCCTTGTTGTAAGTGGTGGATCTGTTTTTTCTGGTTCACAATAGCCACAATCTACTTTCTTAATATCGTCTCCGCTAATATACCAACCTTTACCTTTGCAAACAGGACAATCTTTTCTCTTGTATTTTTTGTTTTCGTTGTCGTGATTTTGTGCCACTATCGAACCAGCAATGACCACAGCAGCTTTTGTCGGAGCTGGAGATGTCACAGTATCAGACGAATAAAACACAGATAAGCCTAATAAACATAAAATTATTTTATTCATTATTTTCTCCAAGGAAATATTTTTCTTTTTGGTGGTTTTGGTACGTCTATATCGTCTAATGATTTTGGAGCAAAAATTTTAACTAGTCCCAAAATAAAATTTGTTATTATTGCTACTAATCTATTTAATGCTATTTTATCTAATAGTTTCATTGATATATTTCTCCTAATTGAGATGTTATTAAGAAGTTAGCTCCAATATATCCATCACTTGACCAAGTTCCCAATGGAATACTTTGACAAGTATAAACGCTACTATTATAAACTTCTTGAAATGCATCTGATGTTGATCCATTAGTTGTAGGCAACAACGAGTACTCGCTGCTTACACTAATTAGAGAGTAATAGGTTGTGTATGTAGCACCATCTAGAACTCCTAAAATCCAATTGTTGTTTGAACATCTCATTTGTACATTAGGGTTTGTGGATAATATCCAGCGATTAGAGTTTAAATTCCAATTATACTTACCGTTAAAAGTTGATTCTGCATCTTCTATTATTAGTCCATAATCTGCTACTTTATTTGAATAATCAGGGAACAACCTAGCATAGATAGTAGTTGGGTCAATAGTGTCGGTATACCAATAAATACCTAGTGTTTGTGCTGGATCCGACAAAGAACCGTCATATTTTGCAAAAGACACGTTGGAATTTAACCATTGTCTAAAGAGTTCGGGATCTAATTCATTAGATTCGTTTCTATAAAAAATGGTAGATAGATCAGCATCGCTTAAATCTATTGGTGTTAGTGAGTAAGAGGTATTATCATTTTGCGCAGCGGCGAGGCTATTCATTCTACTTTCTACTCGTGTTTTTACTTCCTCTATAATAGCTGTTCCAGCATGACCATAACCCGATTGTGTTATAGTTCCAACTAATACTAGTTGATTATCTATAACCAGAAATGTTGGACTACCACTATCTCCACCATCTACACTATAGGTAAATTTGGTTCTTAGTGTAGAATTACTGTTTAATACTGTGTATCCTGGACTAACCTGATTACTATTTTGAGCTGGAACCTTTATTAAAGCCACCAAATTACCTACCGAAAGTACGTCTTCATTATTTTGTAGACACATAGCTGGTACCGAATATTTTCCCGAAACTGCTGTTCGAGTTGAAAAATCAGCAAATGAGTCGTAGACTATGGGAGATAGATAAGTTTGATAATCGTCTGGCAAAACCTTACAAACTGGAATTCCGGAAGATTCTACGTTTATATCAAGATATGTTAATGCCATATCGTAAGGATGTCCCGTTTCGTTACTAAAACCCTCGATAGTTGTACTACTTAATACGGTTGCAGATACTACTGTATTATCTGATTTAACAAAATTCATTACATCATTAGCTTTAGGATACCAACCAAGATGCGCACAATGTAAAGTATGTCTTGGAGAGATCAATACGCCACCAGTTTGATGTGTACTTACACATGTTATGTCTACAGGACTTATTTTATTAGTCCAAACTGTTGTATTTCTAACATTGGTAGAAGAATATACATTTGCAAATGTACCTCTATTTATATCTGTGACTTCTCCCAATAGTCTTAATCTACCATCTATATTTTCTGTTGCGTCTTCATATATACTTTTTAAAGAAACTATATCTGTTTCTGCATCTGGATATAGTAATCCACTAGGAATTGAATATGCCGAATGTTGTATTATTGGCCTTAATCCAGAAACTCCGGAATATACTGGAATAATTTTTGTTATACCTTCTGCTTGAAATTCAGCTGCTGTGGGTTTAGCAATGCTTTCCGAACACCACCAGTCAATGTCTGTAGTTGAACCAAAACACGATATATCACTTATAACTTTTATTTCATTGGTCTCTATAACAGGATCTATCGTGTCTAAGCATGGATCGATTACCGGTCTATCACAACTATACAACAACGACCAAACAGCTGTTACATTTTGTTTTTCATTTGATGTAGCTGGTGTTGGATCATAGGTGTAATCGTTGTTGAATACTATTTTTTCGAACTCTGGCGCTTGACTCAGATATATATCTAGTAATTCACTATACAATTGGTTAGCCATATTGTTGCTGGGTAAATTGGTATTGCTAAATCCGAAGCCAGTAATTGCTACTTTGTAGGCAAAACCACCTTCCGTGATGCCTGTGCATACTGGAGTTTTATAACCGACGGTTGCAGGATCATATAAATAATAAGGATTATTAGAAACATTTCCTTGTTCAGCATAGCCCGAAACATAATTACTAGCAGGGCCGGTAAAAGAAAAACCTATTTGAGTATTTAGATTGAAATCCTTATAAGCTACTCTCCATTGCATAGGCATTTTAAATCCAGAAACTAATCGCTTACCAACACCTGTTGGGAAAATTCCGGTATCTGAACTATAATTTAAACCATCTGTTACATCAGCAGGATGCTTTATTGCACTGAAAACGAATCTACAAGGAAAAGCATAAGCGTCTTGTTTAATAGACATGTCATTATCCAAAAGGTATGAATCATGACTATATTCTATATACCCTTGATACGGCCAATTGGATAACCCTGGTCGTGTTTCTACTAGATTGACTAGGTATTTATTGTGGTAACTACTTGTAGAATCAGGATATACTGATAAATTAGGTATATAACTTAGATCTGTGTTCAGCTCCCATGTCGATCCATTAAAGTTAAAAATATAAATACCAAAAAAATCATCATCTGTAATAAATACTCTAATAGCGGTTGACATATTAACTTGTGGAGGAGTTCCGCAGAGTAAACTTCTAGGCAAATCTAGATCGGCATTATCAAGATCGTACAAATTTTTGGCCGGAACAGATGAAACGTTTGGAGGAACCCACCAAGTTGTTTCTAAAGGTACGCTAGATATAGTGTTTAAATAATTATTGCAATGGTTATCAAAATTTTGCCAATTAGTCATGTACAATAATGGCTCGCAGTATTCTGCTAATGGTATAACACTATTTGTTGTATATACATACGGTTTACCGTTTTTGTATATAAGATAATGCTGGTTTCCGCTACTTCTAATATAACTACTCATAAATAATTCTCGAATCCATAATTAGGAAGTTTCTGTACTGGAAAACCATCGAATTCACTAAAAACGTAACTTCCATTTTGAGACAACATATTAGCAGCAACATCGGCTGTAATTAAAAAAGAACCATCTGGAATTGGTCCCCAATCTGGATGACCTCCATCATTCCATTTGCCCCAACTATTTTGTACTAAAAATAATGGCTCATTACCAGTATCATCACAAGCAATCCAAGCCATCGCATGAGCCCAAGATCCCGACCTTTTTGCTATGCCCTTTTTATCTCTTTTATTACTA